TTGGCCTTGGTGATCTTGCTCCGCAGCGTGGCAAGGTAGCCCTTAAACACCAGCTCCTCGATGCTGACCGGCTCTAGCAGATCATCAAACAGGGCAGGCTTGTCGGTGATCAGTCCATGTCCAAGGCGGTATGGTGTGGCCGTTAAACCGATAACTCTCAGGCTCGGATTGATGTCTTTCAACTCACCCAGCAGTTTGCGGTAGCCTCCTTCGTCTTTGTGGTTGACCAGATGGCACTCGTCGATGATTACTAGATCAACGTGACCAAGCTGCTTTGATCTAGACCGCACCGACTGGATACCGGCGAACGTGATCGGCTCACCCAGATCACGCCGGCCAATTGCGGCTGAATAAATCCCCATCGGCGCACCCGGCCAGTGCTGGCGCATCTTCTCGGCATTCTGCTCGATCAGCTCTTTGACATGCGTGAGCATGAGCACCACGGTCTCCGGCCAATTCTGGATAGCATCCTTGCACAGCGCAGCAACAATGTGGCTCTTGCCTGATCCGGTTGGCAGCACCAGGCAGGGATTGCCAGCATTGCCTGCTTCAAACCATGCGTAGAGTTGGTCGATGGTGCGTTGTTGGTATTCACGGAGAATCAAACAAACTCCTATACACATCAATTCGATTCTGTTGCAGCGGCCCATATTCAGGGTTCAGCTCGCAACCAAGGTATTGTCGGCCATGTTGCAAAGCCACAGCAGCCGTTGTGCCGCTACCCATGAACGGGTCTAGGACTACCCCGCCAGCAGGCGCACCAGCCAATACGCAAGGCGTAATCAGGTCGGGCGGGAAAGTTGCGAAGTGTGCGCCCTTGTATGGCTTGGTTGTGACTGTCCAGACGCTGCGACGGTTGCGGGTGCCGTTTTCGTTCGGCGCCCATTCTGCGCTGCCTTCGCCGCCAGATAACGGCCCAACTCTATCCGACCCGCCTTGCCGCCCTTTAAATCCGTGACCACCGACAGCCTTCATGTTGCCGTTCGTCTTGCCCGGAACACGGTCGCTGCCCTTCTGGTTTTCCAGATTAGCTTGGCTAAGTCTGGCGATGCTGGCACTGGCTAACGGCTCTGCAATTGCTTCGTTGTCAAAATAATACTTCTGCGACTTACTCAACAGAAAGATGTATTCGTGCGCTTTGGTGCATCTGTCCTGCACTGACTCAGGCATGGGGTTCGGCTTGTGCCAGATGATGTCCTGACGTAGATACCAGCCATCGGCACGTAGTGCAAAAGCCAGCATCCACGGGATGCCGATTAGGTCTTTGTGCTTGAGTCCGATAGCAGAAGCATTGCGGTGTGCCGCACCCCTCTTTTCATCGCCCATGCCCCTGAACGCTTTATCGTAACCCTTGCCGCCAACGCCACCGGCGACAGTCTGTGCTGGCATATGGGTGCCACCACGTTGAGCCGCATAGCTATCCCCAATGTTCAGCCACAACGTTCCATCATCAGCTAGCACATCCCAAACGCAGCGGAACACCTCCACCATTGCCTTGATGTAATCCTCTGGCGTTTCCTCTAGGCCAATCTGCCCATCATGCCCGTAGTCGCGCAGACCAAAGTAAGGCGGCGAAGTCACACAGGTCTGCGCCTTCACTCCCTGCTCTTTCCAGTGGCGCATTGTCTCGCGGCAGTCGCCAAACTCGATGATATTCACCCCACAATCCTCCCATCAAATTCTTGCCTCAACTCAGCCACAAACGCATCACCACCAGCGCAGGCGGCAGGGTTAGCCAGTAACTCTTTACTGGTGTAAACATTCGCGTCACCCTCGCCATTGGCCAGATCGACCCCGTTGATTTCATAGATGGCAGTCCATTCATCCGGCCCATCCTTCCGTTTCCACGGCACCAGATCAAAGTGCAGGACATGGCTCTCGCACCCGGTGCGCTGGGTATCCTCCGGTATAACAGCATCCCATCTGGCGCAATGCCATGTTGAGTCGTCCAATGCTGTGGCATGGGCGCAGGTGCGGCAATTAACGTGTTTCGTGGTCTTGGATTCGTGGCAGAAGTCGTGCGCGTCGCAGAATTTGCATTGATACCAGGACGGGTCTGAACTGATCGGCTCCGGCATCCGGTCAGTCAGGGCGATGCGTTTACCTCGCTCGATGGCCTTGGTCGCCACAGCCTTATCGTATTTGACTCGCTCAGTGTGTATCCGATCGTCATCTTTGCAGACAGTCAGGTAAAGCGCCCGGTCAATCTTGGTGCCTGACATATAGACCTGCATCTGGACGTAATGCTCTGGCTTTGATTTCTCCACGCCATCCTTGACCAGCGCATCAAATGCCTTCTTGGATGCGGTCTTGAATTCTGCAATATGCTTTGACCTTGGCGCTTCCGGCACGCCAGAGTCGATGATGGCATCGAGGCTACCCGAAACGTGGCTCCCAAAGTCCACCCGATGCTGGGAGGATACTTTTCTCACATCCATCCCGATGGCACGCAAATCGTTGATAATATTAACTTCCTCCTCGCGGCCACGGCGAAACAGGCGGAGGATTCGACCCGGGAAGCTCGGCTGCACAGCCCAACGGAAAGACAGCCACAACCAGCGGTCGCAAACATGGCCCAGCGTGCTGGCGCCAAGATGGGATCGCGGCACCTCGGACTGGACTTCGTGGTGCTTGTCGATAAGGCTTTGAATGTTATGCTCTGATTCAGGAATTTGCATATCGTCTCCAATTTGCCCCGGCTGGAATCCAGACCGGGGCTTTTTTTGTCTTATTTCTTAGCCCAGGGCGGCGCGGCCTTGGTGGGTGCTGGAGCAGAATCGGCTTTTGCATTTGCAGAAGTCTTGGCAGGTATTACCGAAGCAGGTGCCGGACTGCCAGAGGCAGACTTAAAGCCTTTGACCTCGTTACTTGCCCCGTAAGTCTCGTCCTGCTTAATCTCCAGCTTGATCACAATCTCACCGCCGATCAGTTGATCGGTATCAGTGACCTTGGCCAGCCCGATGGCACGCATGATGTCGCCCAACTGCGCCCGTCCAATTTCCTCGGCCTTTGGATTCGGATTCTTGATATTGAGATTGCCGAAAACGACCCGGCCCTGGTGCGTCGGGCCAGTGATGTCGTAGCGCAGCTTGATGTATTGACCGTTCCCGGCCTTGGTGTCTTTGAGTTCGGACTGCGAGATGGTGGCGGAATACCAGCCAGCCGGCAGCGGCTCAAAGTTATTGTTTCCTTGCGGCAGTTCATCGACGTTAAATTCTTCAGGTAAAAAAGCCATGATTTAATCCTTAAAGGTAATTTTGAAAGACGGACGGCCAGGCTTGGCCGTGATTGCGCCAGCTAACGGACGGGTGATGGATTCATCTGCTGCTTTCCAGATGGTCATATTAATTTCCGGTTTCCACCTGAACAGCTTTGCAAGGTGCTCAGTCAGGCCAAACTCGGCGGCAAGTTCTTGGACTTTTTCACCGTCAACCTTGCGATCAATCCGGCCAGAGACTTTGACCACAAAGCCTTCCGGCTCGGCGGTCTCGGTGGACTCAAAGTCGGGAGGAATCGCCAGCAGCTTGACCATCTGATCTTCTATCTTGCGGCGATCGGTCGTGGCCTTTTCCTCGGCATATTTGCAGACCAGCCACTCCGCGCTGAGAGTTTTAAGGTCGCTCATGCTTTTGCCGCGATCTTGGCAATGATGGCACCCAGATCAGGCGCTTCCCATGCTTCCAGCTTGCCACTCCGATCTTTGGCCAGCCACAGCCCGTCCGAGTCGCACATCAGCGCCCTTTGGGTAGTGCCCTCGGCATCCTTCTCGACCCGCAGGGCCAGCACCTCGTCAAAGAAATAGGGCAGGCCTTGAGTCAGGCTCTTGCCCGGCATTCCGGGGTTGTAGAGGATTCTCCCCATTTCGTCGGCCGACTTTTCCAGCTTGGAAGTCATAAACACGTGCTTGCCGGGCAGGTCGCGGAAAGCCCGAATCAAGTCCTGCATCGTGCTATTCATTTCACCATAAGCAGCCCGGCCATCCTTTTGTTTCTTCAATTCCTCGTGCAGCACAACCTCGGCCACCTCAGAAATGCTGTCCAGCACCACAGACTCAAAGCCGCTGGCCTCATTGCTGTCTTTGCACCAACTAAAAGCCTCCCTCAGATCCTCCATGCTGCCGATTTCAATGTAGGGTAAATTGGCATCCTGGATGGAGAGAAGCCCACCCTCTGCAGAGAGCACAATCACGTTTGGCAGGGTCTTAATGAGCGTGGTCTTACCGGCACCAGCGGCACCGTAGACCAGCAACTTCACGCCATTCTCGGCAAGACTGCCGGTATTTTTGAGCTTAATAGCCATTTATTTTCCTTCCGTAAAAATTAAGATTGAAAAGGTAATCACTCCGCCAACAACGCAGACCCAGAAGGAAACCTCGGAAATACTCATTGCTCGTCCTCCTCCTCGGCGGCGTATTCGGATGCGAGGTCATAGACGATGTCGGAGTCGATCAAATGATCTTCGATCATGCATCTAACCTTTTTTGACTCACGCTCGATGCGGTCAGCAAATGCCTCGGTGTTAGAGGAAAAGCTGGCAAGATACATTTCCCAAGCAAATGACGGATCGCGGTTTTCAAGCAGGAAATCGTAAAGGTCGAATTGAGCTCGACCGTTTGGAGGCCACTGGCCGTAATCCAGCACGACATCAATCACCGTATCCAGCGCCAGCTCTATGTGCCGGTCGCTCGGCTCAGGTTTGTTGCCCGGGTAACATCTCGGGCAGTCGGTGGCACCGCACATGCAGGGTTCGGTGCTCATGCTGCCACCTCAATCGCGTGGCGTATAACATCCAATGCCGGAGCATCTTCTGCAAATATTAATGAGCCAGCATGAAGTGCCGCGCCACTTGATAAGTGTTTTTCTATGTCGATGAGAATTGTCAGCATAGTGTCTCGTTCAGGGGCGCTCATGCTGTCACCTTTTCGGCAGACAGATACGATTCACACATTGCGCCAGCGGTCTTGCTGTCTTTTGCGTAACCAATGCAGATGCCGCTGGTAGTCATGGCAACAAAGGGAAACTGTTTATTGCTGCTTACGTTTACAAAGGCTTTTAAGAATTTCATCTTTGCTTCTCCTTTTATGCCTCGGTCAGAAATGTCTGGGTGAGGCGATGTAGATAATATAATCGTTTGTGGTATGATGTGCAAGCATAATCGTAAATATATTTACAAGGAAGCGCACATGCTCACAATTAATGAAGTAAAACAAAGGCTTACGGACGCTAATTTGCGACGGGTGGCGGTAAAGGCAGGTGTTCACCCGGCCACGGTCTACCGTTTTATGCAGCCCGACAGCCAGCCATCCTACGAAACGGTGAAATTATTGAGTGATTACCTGACAAGTCAGGAGACAGCCAATGGCCAGCCTTGAAAATGTCTTAGGTGGGCCCTGGGCCCCACCCCCTGAGAAGCTGGTAGCCCCGCCCGGCGTTCAACTGATTGATGCCATGAAAGCAGCCGGTCTGGAACCGCCAGAGGAAATCCACTTCGATGGCAAGATCCACAGATTCCGATCAGGCACCAAAGGCTCCCCCGGCCACGGTGACAAGCCCGGCTGGTATTTAGTGTTCGGCGATGGCATCCCGGCAGGGCGGTTCGGCTGCTGGCGTGCAGGTCTGGAAATCACTTGGCGTGCCGATGTGGGGCGAAAGCTGACCGAATTTGAGGAAATGGCTCACGCTCGGCGCATTAACGAGTCGAAAGTCCTACGGGAAGCGGCCCAAGAGCGCCAGCACAAAGTGGCCAGCGAGACGGTCGAGAAAATCTGGCTCAGTGGTATAGCCGCCCACCCCGATCACCCCTACCTCAAGCGCAAGGGCATCCAGACCCACGGCGTCCGAACAACCGGCGATGGCAGGCTGATGGTGCCTCTATACGATGCAGATGGCACCCTGGCAACCCTGCAATACATTGATGACGATGGCGGCAAGCTCTACCACCCAGGCGGTCAGACGGGTGGCAAGT